GAACACTCTGAAAGGAGAATGAATCATGGGCGGCGCACCATCACCCCCGACCCCTCCCCCCGTACCTCCTCCCCCTCCCCCGCCAGCCCCGCCGCCGCAGAAGACCTCTGCCGACGTGCAGGAAGAACGCCGGGACGAACTCGAGCGGCAGAAGCGCAAGAAGGGCCGCCGTTCAACCATCCTCGGAGGAGAGGGCCAACAGGGCGGAGTCCAGAAGAAGACCCTGCTCGGGGAGTAAGCCATGCCGGGCGTAAAGGTCGAGGACATCGTCTCCCGTTACGAGGCGCTTCAGAGCCAGCGCCGCAACTGGGAAAACCTTTGGCGGGATACTGCCAACTACGTGCTGGCCCGGAAAAACAACATCGGGACGTATGTCTCGCCGGGAACCCAGCGCCGGGTGCAGATATTCGATTCGACCGCATGCCGGGCGAACGAGAAGCTGGCGGCCGGGCTGTTCGGCTACATGTGTCCCCCGAACGAGGTGTGGTTCAAGCTCCGTAGCGTCCATCGCCAGCTCAATCAGATTCCCGAGGTGCAGACCTATTTCGAGCTGGTCGGCCGGGCCATCATGGAGGCCCTCTACCTGTCCAATTTCATCCTCGAGATTCACGAGACGTTCCTCGACCTCGGGGCTTTTGGGACTGCCTGTCTCTATCTCGAGGAAGGCATGAAGATGCCGCTCAACTTCCGCACCGTCCACATCAACGAGTTCTTCATCTCGGAGAACACCGACGGTAAAATCGACTCCGTGTTCCGGTATTTCGACCTGTCCACCCGGCAGATTGCCGAGAAATTCGGGGTCGAGGTGATGAGCGACGACCAAAAGAAATGCTTCGAGTCCAAGAAGGGCGACCAGCTCGAGAAGCGCTTCACCATCCTTCACGCCGTCCTGCCCCGGCGGGACTACGACAGCTCATCCCAGCTCAGTTCCGAGATGCCGTATGCCTCGCTCTACATCGACTACCAGTCCAAGAAAGTCCTGCGGGAATCCGGCTACATGGAATGCCCGTACATGGTCTCCCGGTTCACGAAATCATCCGACGAGGTCTACGGGCGGGGGCCGGGCATCAACGCCATCGCCGAGATTAAGCTCCTCAACAAGATGAAGAAGACCGTGCTGGTCGCCGCCGAGAAAGCGGTAGACCCGCCGATTCTCGTCCCGGACGACGGGGTGGTCGGGCCGTTCCGCACCACGCCGGGAGCCTTGAACTACTGGCGGGCCAACGGCTACAACAACAAGCCGGAGCCGTGGCGGTTCGACGTCAACCTGCCCATCGGGCTGGAAATGATGAATCAGGAGAAGGACGAGATTGACAAGAGTTTCTACGTTGACCTGTTCGAGCAGTTGGCCGACCGGCGCAACATGACGGCGACCGAGGTGGTCGAGCGGGTGCGGGAAAAGCTCATCCTCATCGCCCCGGCCATCGGCCGGTTGCAGAGCGAACTGCTGTCCCCCATGATACACCGGTCTTTCCGGTTGCTCGGGGAAGGACGGGCGCTCCCGCCCATGCCACAGGCGCTGGCCGACTATCCCCAGTACGAGGTGTTCTACATCTCCAAGCTGGCGATGGCGATGAAACTGCTCGACATCGACGCCACGCTGGACACCTTCCAAACCGTCATGCCCTTGGCGCAGATTGACCAAGGAATCATGGACGTATTCAATGTTGACCAAATCGTGCGAGGCACGGCCGAGCGGAACAACATGCCGCCCGAGTTCCTGCGCCCGCCCGACGAGGTTGCGGCCATCCGGCAACAGCGGGCCGAGATGCAAATGGCGCAGATGGCGGTACAGGCCGCTGAACCGGTGGCCAATGCGGCCAAGACGGCGAAGGAGGCTATGCAACCGGCGGAGGCTCAGGCAGGGTGAGCGAGAACGACGAAAGACTGAGCAGGGAAATCTCCCTCTGCAACGCCTACCGGACGTGCTTCAAGTCTGAATCGGGCGACCACGTCCTTGCCGACCTGAAAAAGTATTGCGGGGTTGACAGCGTCTGCTTCAGCCAAGACGCCCGGCAGGAGGCTTTCCTGCTCGGGGCGAGAAGCGTCATCCTCTACGTCCTTGAAAAGATGGAGAACCGGAGCGTTGACAGACTGCGGCAGATGATGAACAGCAAGACCGACGTTTTAAGCGAGTTCACTCCCGGCCAAGAGCCGGATAAACAGTAAAGCGACCCGAAAGGACAATCGCCATGCCTCCCGAAGAAGGAACACCGACACCCCCGGCCGAGGGCCAGCCGCCCCCGGCGCAAGCCCCGAACCAGCCGCCCCCGGCGCAAGCCCCGTCCGCTCTTGTCGATGCCGACGGGAATTTCGTCGAGAACTGGTGGGAACGACTGCCGTCCGAAGACCTCAAGGCGGCCCCGTCGTTGCAGAACTTCAAGACGATGGAGGGATTGGCCAAGAGCTATCTTTCCGCACAGCGCATGCTCGGCAACTCGCCCCATGCGGTCATCGTCCCGGACGACAACTCGACCGACGAGGAGCGGGCCGAGTTCTACGAGAAGGTCGGCCGCCCGGAAACGCCCGAAGGATACGAGTTCAAGCCGCCGGAAGGGCTGGAGGAGAAGGGGCTGAACTGGAACGAGGAGATGGCCAAGGGGTTCGCCAACAAGGCCCACGAACTCGGACTGAGCAAGAAACAGGCCGAGGGGCTGATGGACTGGCACAGCGCCTTGACCCTTGAGTCATTCCAAAGCGCCGACGAGCAACTGGCGCAGGAGCGGCAAGCCGCCGAAAGCCAGCTCAAGAAGGAGTGGGGCAACGCCTATCAGGCCAATGTTGACCTCGCCAACCGCATCGTGCAGAAATTCGACCCCGAGCAGAAGCTCATCGAGGCCGGGCTGGGCAACAACCCGGAACTCGTCAGGCTGTTCGCCAGTATCGGCAAGGCCATCAGCGAGGACAAGCTCATCGCCGAACAGGCCACCCACACCCCGGCCGCCGCCATGCAACAGGTGAACGCTATCATGGGAGACATGAACCACCCCTACCATAACCCGGAACATCCCGGACACAAGGATGCCGTGGCCAAGGTGGCGGAGCTTTACGAGCAGATTCATCCAACTCCGGAGACCGAATAGCCCCCGGTCTCTAATCCCACCCCATTGGGGAGATGGCTACTAGCCGGTCATCTCCCCAAACTTTTTTTCAGTTGTCACGCTTGACACGGGGGCGTATTCCTGCTAATAATTATTTGACCGGACAATCGCTTGCCGACCCGGCGAGTAGTTTGTCGTAGGCGACCCAACCGGACAATCGCTCACCGACAGGAAACCTTGAATGAGTTACGAATGCACAACGGGAGAAAGCAATGAGCTTTCAAATCACCACCGCATTTGTGGAGCAGTTCGGGGCCAACCTGTACATGCTCTCACAGCAGAAGGGTTCCCGCCTTCGGTCTTGCGTTGACATCGAGACCGTCAAAGGTGAGCAAGCCTTCTTCGACCAAATCGGTGCGACCGAAGCGATTGTCCGCACCTCTCGCCACGGTGACTCCCCCCTCGTCTCGACGCCGCACAGCCGTCGTCGTGTCGGCTTGGCCGATTACGAGTGGGGCGACATGATTGACAAGGAAGACAAGGTTCGCACCCTTATCGACCCCGCCAACGGCTATGTCCAGTCGGGCATGTACGCCTTGGGGCGGTCGATGGACGATGTCATCATCGAAGCGGCCACCGGTACTGCCTACACGGGCAAAGCCGGGACGACCCCCGTCGCTCTTCCTGCCGGTCAAATCATCGCCAACGGCAATACCGGGCTGTCCATCACCAAGCTGATTCAGGCCAAAAGCCTGTTCGGTCAGAATGATGTGGACATCGACGACCCCATGAACAAGCTGTACATGGTTGTTTCGCAGAAACAGCTCGACGACCTGCTGGCCGAAGAGGAAATCACCTCGGCGGACTACAACACGGTCAAGGCCCTCGTCAAAGGCGAGGTCAACAGCTTCATGGGTTTCGAGTTCAAGCGCACCCAGCGGCTGGCCATCGACAGCGACGACATCCGCACCTGTTTCGCCTTCTGCAAATCCGGCATCAAGCTGGGTCTCGGGGCGGACATGACGGCACGGGTCGCCGAACGGCCGGACAAATCGTTCAGCTGGTACGCCTACGCCTCCATGTCCATCGGGGCAACCCGCATGGAAGAAGTGAAGGTCGTGCGTGTCGATTGCGACGAGACCCCGGATTAAACCGACAACCACAAAAAGTGAGGTGAATCATGGGTAAGCCGAAATATTCGGCCACCGCCAACTCTGCGGAGTTGCCCCGCATCCTCGCCGGAGAGGTGGTCGAAGTCAACGAAGACGGCGGGCGGATTCGGATGAAACGTGCGACGATTACGGCTTCGGCCGCTCTCGCCGCCGATTCGACCATCGCCCTCTGCATCCTGCCGAAGAACGCACGTATCATCGGCGGGGCAATCCAGTTCAGCGCCTTCGGTGCTGGCCGCACCCTCGACCTCGGCATTGTCGGGGCCGACAACAGCGGCTACATCGACGACGACAACTCGACTGCCGACGATGTGGATTTCTTCCTCGATGGCATCGACGTTTCTGCCGCCGGGCAGGACACCTTCGCCGAACTGGCGCAGGGAGATGGCAACGCCCACTATCTGACCGTCAAGGAACTCCTCCTGCTGGCCACCGTTCTCGGTGACACCATGCCGGAAGACGGAACCCTGACCGTCGAAGTGCGCTACGTCGTGGACTGAGTCCGACAACGCTGACAACCGGGCGGTCACGGGTTCCGGCCCGTGCCGCCCTTTTCTTTAAGGAGCGGACATGGACAGGGTTGACATCTGCAACTTTGCGCTGGCGAAATGCGGGGAACAGCGCATTGTCAGCTTGAACGACAAGAGCAAGAACGCCATCCTCTGCAACCTTCATTTCGAGCAGACCCTTCAAGAGGTTCTCCGCAACCACCCGTGGAACTGCGCCATCAAGCGGGCCTCGCTGGCGGAATACACCGACACCCCTGCGTTCGGGTTCGACCACCAGTATTATCTGCCCGAAGACTGTCTGCGAATCCTGTGGATGGAAGAGGATACCGCCGTGTTCCGCATCGAGAGCGGGATGCTTCTGACCGACGAGAACCCGGCGAACGTCATCTACATCCGCAATGTCACCGACATGAACGACCTCGACCCCCTCTGCGTCAAGGTGGTCATGCTCGAGCTGGCAATCAAGCTTTCCTACAACCTCACCGAGACCCGGACGCAGACCGAGGCCCTGCTGGCCGAGGCCGAACGGGCTTGGATTGAGGCAAGGGCGATGGATGCCCACGAGGGAACCCCGAAGGTGGTGGAATTCTCCGAGTGGCTCAACGCCCGGCGGACGGGGCCGAGCATCTACCGTGGAGAGACCTCGTCCTATCGTGACATAACGCCGGTAACCCCGTAGGAGCCGACATGGGTGTTCCTATCCTCAACACCTTCGCCTCGGGTGAGCTGTCCCCCCTGCTGGACGCCCGGACTGACCTCGCCAAGTACGCCACCGGCACAAGGACGATGGAGAATTTCATCATCCTGCCGCAGGGCGGGGCGAGGCGGCGGCCCGGAACGGCCTTCATCACCGAAGCCTACGACCCCAACACCAAGAGTAGGCTCATTCCATTCACCTTCAGCGACGATGTCGCCTGTGTGCTGGAGTTCGGGCAGAACGTCATGCGGGTGTTCAGAAGCGGCGGGATTGTCGTGGACGCCGCCGGAGACCCCTACGAGCTGGAGACCCCGTGGGACGAGAATCAGATTTGGAAGCTGAACTACATCCAGTCTGCGGACGTGATGTACCTCTCGCACCCCGACACCTTCCCGAAGAAGCTGTCCCGGCTTGGTTTCGCCGAATGGGAACTCGAGGACATCGACTTCAACTACCAAGCCTTCAAGGACGAGAACACCGAGGACGACTTTTTCCTGTCAATCACGTTCTATGAGTGGAGCGACCAAAACATCGACTATGAGGTGGATGATGTCGTCAGTTATTCCGGGAGCAATTACAAGTGTATCCTGGCATACACAGCGGCCCCTTCCGACCCCGGCCCCAGCACGGACACGACCCATTGGGAGGCGGCCGAACCCTACTATGCCGGAACCAAGGAAATCACGCTGACGGCGACGGAGGATGTATTCGAGCCGGGGCATGTGGATTCCTACTGGCTCATCCGTCACCCACGGGTTGACAACGAGATTGAAATCCGCTTCACGGCCTCGGGCCTGCCACAGTATTCAGACCCCATCAACGTCTTCGGCACGTGGACATTCACGACCCACGGGCTTTGGACGGGCGAGGTCGGCATCCAGCGGAGCTACGACAACGGGGTGACGTGGCAGGGCTACCGGAGCTACGCCGCACAGGGCGACCGGAACATCGACACCGACGGGGAGGAAGAGCTGGCCGACGTCCTCTACCGGCTTTACCGGGAGGATGCCTTGGTCAACTCCGGGACAGTCCGGTGCTTCTTCCAAGTGCAGGACTATTTCGTCAATGGCATCGTGCAGATTACCGAATACATCAACGGGCAGACCGCCAAGGCGCTCATCATCGACGCACTCGGCGACGATGAAGACACAAACATTTGGGCGGAAGGCGCTTGGAGTGACAAGGCGGGATTCCCGGCGGCCGTCGCCTTCTTCGAGGAACGGCTCTGCTTCGCCGGGACAAACGACCAGCCGCAGACGGTTTGGATGAGTGTGACCGGGGATTTCGAGAACCTCACCGCCGGGGACTTGGACAGCTCGGCCATCATCTACACCATCGCCAGCGACCGCATCGACAAGATTAAGTGGCTCCAGTCCAAGGAAGTCCTGCTTATCGGCACGACCGGGAGCGAATGGAAGCTCGGGGCGACCAAGATTAACGAAGCCATCACCCCGACCAATGTCTCGTGCCGGAGGCAGACGACCCACGGGTCGGGCGACGTGGCCTCCCTGCTGGTCAACCATTCCGTCCTGTTCTTCATGCGTCACGAGAAAATCCTGCGTGAGCTGGTCTACAGCTTCGAGCAGGATTCCTACATCGCCCCGGACTTGACCATCGTTTCCAACCACATCACCGGGGACGGCATCGTGCAGATTGGCTACCAGCGCCACCCGTTCAGCCTTCTGTGGTGCGTGAGGAATGACGGGGTCATCGCCTCGCTGACCTACAACCGGGAGCAGGAGATTGTGGGCTGGGCAAGGCAGGAGACCGAAGGGTATTTCGAGTCGGTCGCCTGTATCCCCGGAGACGAGGAGGACGAGGTTTGGTTCGTGGTGCGCCGGGAAATCGACGGTAACACCGTCCGTTACATAGAAAAACTTTCTTCGTTTGATTTCGGAGCCGTGGAGAATGCCCGGTTCCTTGATTCCTATCTCGAGCTGGGCGGCGAAGGTTCGGAAGCGGAGGTGGTCAGGGTCTATAACGACTGCGGCGTAGAGGAAAACAAGAACGCCTTTTACGGCTACGGGAGCTTTTACGGCTACATGTACATCACGGGCTGGGACGACAGCGCCGACCCGATTATGTATTTCGCCATCGAGGACTCGGGCGGTTCAAAGTATCTCCGGCTATACGATGACAGCGGCCGGAGCAACCTAGTGGCCTCGGCCACGGTTGACAAGGTCGGCTACCTTGAAGTCACC